TCCGGATTTCTCATAACAGGTTAGCGGGCAATTCTTGGTTTCTCTCTTCCTCGAGTCTGCTGATCTCAGCGTCCGCATCGGTAATCAGAGGATTCATGCGCACAGCAGTTTCCTGGCTCATGATTCCTTTTCCTACGCCCACGGCATTGATCAACGTATTTACCTTGGCTTCCACATCTTCAGGGATGAAGTATTCAAACACGGGCTTCACGTTCAGAAGCGGAACGATGCTCTCAAATGAGGTGTTGATCATTCCCATTGCGGCCTTGATCAGGTTCAGCCTGCGTTGAATGCCTTTGCCAAAGATCTGCTCATTGGAGCTTGCCTTCATGTGTGCACCCAGGAACATCATCTTCAAAGCGATTGCGGAAAAGGCACCAAGGCCCCTCATATTCTCGAATGAAATGTCCGGTGTGTCGGTCATATCCAAGATCAACGAGCGAAGCATTTTGAATTCAGACTGCACAGATTCATTCGCTCCGTTGTGCGTCATGTACTCCGCATCGCCATCGCCATCTATTTCGATAATCTTTCCCTGCTCACCTTTCTTTGCGAATCCCTTGACCTGACCCTTGACCTTGATCATTGGGTTTCCGTAGTAGTCGTTGTTGTCAGCCGAATTAGAAAGAAGAGATTCAAAACGCTCAATCAGGCTTTGAATATCGTTCCATTCAGTATCCGGACGACGGTAGTAGATCACCGGGATCTTGTTGAGCATGTTTTTGCTTGGGGTAGTTACCCATCCTGCGTCACCTTTTTCGCCAATGATAGTCTCTGCCTCAGTGTACAGATCGTAGCAGTCGATTTTCTTGCCTTGAACTGTTTTGGTGAAGCCGCGGCCAAAAGCGATCATGTCGCCTGCTGCATTAAACACCGGATAAAGCTTGTCACCAAGTGAGTTGGCAACGATCTTCATGCGAAGCCTAACCTTTGCGGTCTGCATAGCCCCTTGTCCCCAATAACCTTCCTCCGCATCCTCAGCATACCAGATCTCCGCCACCTCCGTTTCTGAGAAAAGGATTCTGGCCAGCTCCTGGGTGTCATAATCCAGTTTGTTATCATCCCAGGTTCGGGTCATTGCTGCAAGAAGATCTGTTTGGCTCTGATCAGCGGGAACACTGTGAAGCTTTATCGGTCTTCCACAAAGGAAAGTAACAGCCATCTGCACGATACGCTTCTGCATCGGCACTCCCAAACGTGCAACCTTAACTGAACTTGTGGATTCGTCCGTTACGACAATTTTATCGGGTCTTTCAGTTGTGCTGAAGATCTTGTGCTCATTCACGTTGTACTGCTTGAGGAAATCACTGACCTTGGGGCTGGTTACCTCTGCTGCGATGGCCTTCTGTACATCTTCGTAGTTTGTGAGCAAGGACTGGAGCTGTTCTAATTCCATGGTTGTGGTTTAATGGAAGAATGATGAGTAATTTTTGTTCTTCTGGTGCAGGCGTTTTGGGTCTATATCTGGAACCGGCCAGAATGTATTGGCCAGTGAATCAGCATCGTCGGGAGATCTCTTCAGCCGTTTCTTGATCTCTTCCTTGTCCTCGATTTTGATGGCGCCGTTTGACATGAACTGCCATGTGGTTTCTGTGAGTTCCTCAGCCAGCAGGTCACAATCCGGGGGAAGCATGGCACCGGTGTTGTTCTTCGGATCCAGCCAGTCACGCATCGCCCAATACAGATAAGCCCTCATGTTCAGGAAGGTATACTGACCGGTCACATCTTTCAGGGGCTTCCCGCTTTCATCCTTGGCAGCATTGGAAAACTTGCAGGAGAACACCTTCATTCCGTCCTCAACCAGGAAAGAGTAGATGGCCGCACCCTCGCCAATGGTATCGATGAACCCTTGAGCGTGGATGCCGCGAAAAGAATCGGTATACTTTTCCAGATCGTTTTTGATCCGGCCTTTGATCTGGTTGTGATTGGCGACACCTGCACTGTTGATCCGCTCAAACCTGTCCACATAGTTGCCAAACCGGTAGCAGAAAGCTGAGTTGTCGCGTCCCATTCCTGCGATATCCCCTCCAAGACGCAAAGGAGCCTCAATTTTGCGGTTTCTTTCGTGGTGATGCCTCCATCTGGCTTGCGCCTGTTGAATCCATTCCAGGGGAACCAGTGAACCCTCAGAGGCTTTGGGGAACATTCCCAGGATCTTTACCCGAAATGAATCGTTTGGACGGTACCAGGCACCTTCCCACTCAAAGTCACCTTCGCCCAGGTCTTTGTCTTCCGTTGGGATCCGCTCACACCATGCACTGACCTTGTCCGCTACCCATTCGTAGTCTACCTGGCCAGGAATAACCATCTGCTTTTGCACCACGTTTGGAGCATTGAGGGAATTGAGACGGAATTTTGTGAAACGGGGAGAGGTCTGAGATTTGGCTGCATAGCCACGGTTGATGTTTCCGTTGAACACAAGCAGCAGCTTTGAATCGCCCTGCAGGTTTCCCTCGATTGCTGTGAAAGTGTCATCCGGAAGACCGGAAGCTTCAGTAACAACGAACATGATGTGCGCTGCGTGGTATCCTGACCATTTCTCGTGCTGATCACCGGCCTTGAATCCCGTCATGAACCATTCCTCGTTGTCGGTCCTGATATCGTAACCTACCAGCCTACCAGGTAGCATTTTCGCATTGTTGAAAAGGCGCACAAGCTCGGGATACATGATATCACCAACCTGGCGATCAGAAGGAGCGGTCATCACAACCTTCGTGTTCTCGATCATTTTGCCGTCTTTGTCCCAACGTGGAGTGAGGTACATGAAACTCATCGCTGCAACAGCTGCCACATAGTCCTTGCCGCGTGAGGTACCGGAAAGCACGGAAATCATCTTGTTGGTCTGGATGCCGTGGAGGATCTCTTGTTGCTCTTTATCCAGATTTGCCTTGAGTACGTCGCGGGCAAACATATTCCAGTCCGCTCTCCAACGGTCATACATGTTCTGGATTTGTGCTGCTTCGCTCATTTGCCCTTATTTTTTTTGTCAACCGGCTTGCCTTTTTTAACCGCAGCTGTCCCTTCCTCCGTAAGTCCGTCTTTCTGGCTGGTAAGCTTCAGAAACTCGTAAAAGGGATTGCTCACTGTGTTCCCGTTTGATGTCACATCCAGATTTGCAGACTCCTTCATACCATAGTGCGCCTTGAGCTGGAAAATATCCATCGTTGTCCCGTTCTTGATGCATCTGGCCTGGCAGATCCACTCGATATCTTTTATGTAGTCAAATACGCGGCCTGTTGGAAACTTGACTTTCCACAGGTCCCACCAGTTCTTTCTGACTCCCGACATCAGGCAGATTTCGATCTGCAGTCTGATGTCATTTGCTTCCACTGGGTTCTTGGTTACTTTACCGTTGGGGGCCGTGATGAGTGTCTTCCACATCTTTTCGAGGTAGGGAAGAACCGTTTCCTCTGTCCACTTTTCAGCTGCGTCGTTTCCTTCCTGGAATCTATGCTTGTTGCCTTTGGTGAATTTGCCCCTGTTATCCCGGCCTGCCTCGCGCTTCGCGGGCGGTGCCGTCTTCTGAGTTGCTGCCTTCATGGGGGCAATATTAGCCGCTGATGTTTGGGTGATTTCTTTGCGCTGTGTCAACACTGGTTATTCGTTGATGAATTACAGGCGTTTTTCTGCACTTATCTCAAAATCGTAGTGAAGTGAGGAGTAGGAGCTGCACTTTAGCTCGTACATGATCTCTCCGATGAGGAAAACTTTGATTGCCACAACCTGTCTCACAAATTGGTCCGGATCGTGCTTCAGGTAAACCAGGTCGCCGATGTCGAAAACGTTGTCAATCTGCATTCGGATGTAATTTTTGCACCGCGTCGTCCACCATGGCCTTGTATTCTTCGTAGGCTGTTTCATGCACCAGTGCAGTTCTGATGTATTTCGACACCCTGCCTTTGTCCATGGCTATTGCTCTGGAGATGGCGATCACAAGGCCGGGACGGATGAGAAGATTTGCTCTGGGTTGGTTGTAGAGCTGCGGGTTGTAGAGTCTCAGGATGATTGAGATGAAAAGCTTTTTTGAGTTCCAGTTGTAATCGTGGGCCAGCGGTTTGAATTTGGAGAACAG